AGAATTAAGGAGCTTAGAAAAAGATATTCAAACCACCGATGCCAACATTGCAGCTTATTGCAAGGAATTGGGAATTGATACACCGTTTTAATTATGGAAGCAGAAGAAATAAAAGAAATATTAAAAAACCATAAAAATAAACCAAACAAAGATTTGGTTGGGGTTATGGATTTTTTGAGAGAAGATTTTGATAAAAAGCCAGTAAAATTTTACAACGAATGGTTGTACACAGCACACATCTACGATGAAGGTGCAAGCCCGATGCATGAACAATTAACTCGTGAAATGGTCGAGAAGTTCATTGATCCATTAAATCTCCCTAAAAATGCTAAAATCTTAGACTTGGGCTGCGGACCTGGATATTTTCTAGACGCAATGAAACAGAGAGAATATACAGACGTTACCGGAGTTACACTAAGCCCCGGTGATATTAAATTCTGTGAAGACAAAGGCCATACTATCAAAAAGTATGATTTGAGCTTTCTACCGCAAAAAGACGGATATCACGATGAATCAGTCGATTTTATCTTCTTACGTCATGCACTAGAGCATAGTCCATACCCCATCTTTAGTTTGATGGAATACAATCGTGTATTGAAGCAAAGTGGCAAGATTTACATTGAAGTACCTGCACCCGACTGTGAACGCAAGCACGAGTGGAACTTGAATCATTACAGTATTTTAGGTGAACAACAACTTGCAGCATTGCTAGTTCGCACAGGATTCAACATCGATAAGTTTGAAAAGATTGAATTCGATATCGGTGGAAAAGACGAACAAGGCAACGACTTCTCTGCTAGAGAGAAATTCTACTGCATCGAAGCTACTAAAGTTAGACCATTAGATATCAAGTAAGATTAATAAATACTCTCATAAGCAATTATAGAGAGTATTTTTATATGTTCGATCCATTCAACCAAGCTAAACTACAAAACGCATATCAATCAATGAAGGAGTATAAACCTGCTCCCGAGAAGGACATGACATTGGACGAGTTAAAGCGTTTGAGTGGATCAGGCAAAATCACAGGTGAGACAACCGTAATACCTAATCATCAACTTGCTAGCAAGAAGGCAGAATACATGAGAGAAAATAACATCAAGCCTGGCACAGAAGCATGGTTCAAAGTAATGTTCGCTAAACCTCATCTTACAGGTGAAGACCCTTTTTCAAAATAGTAGCATTTAATTCATAAATAGTGTTATGGCTACCAATAATAACGCACCTTCATTAGTAAAGACACCCTATACTAAAACAGCATTCACTCAACAACAATTACAAGAGTTTGTAAAATGCTGCGATCCTAATACAGGCTATCTGTATTTCATGGATAACTTCTTTATGATTCAGCACCCGACAAAGGGTAGCATGATTTATCACCCTTGGCCTTATCAAGAACGATTGATTGAAACATATCACAAGTACCGCTACAGTATCAGTTTGATGCCTCGACAGAGCGGTAAATCTACTAGTGCTGCTGGATATCTATTGTGGTATGCAATGTTCGTACCAGACAGTACAATTCTTATTGCAGCACACAAGTACACAGGTGCTCAAGAGATTATGCAGCGTGTTCGTTATGCCTACGAAAACTGTCCTGATTATATCAAAGCAGGTGTAACTACATACAATAAAGGCTCATTGGACTTTGAGAATGGTAGTCGTATCGTTAGTGCTACAACTACTGAAAACACAGGTCGTGGTATGTCGATTACATTACTATACCTTGATGAGTTCGCATTCGTTCGACCAAGTATCGCCAAAGAGTTCTGGACTGCTATCACTCCTACACTAAGTACTGGTGGTAAAGCTATTATCACTAGCACACCTAACAGTGACGAGGATCAATTTGCATTCATCTGGAAGGGTGCTAACAAGACAGAAGACGAGTTTGGTAACAAGACTGAGTTAGGCGTAAACGGCTTTAGAGCATATAGAGCATTTTGGAACGAACAACCTGGAAGAGATCAAAAGTGGGCTGACGAAATGAAGGCTCAGTTGGGTGAAGATCGATTCAACCGAGAAATTGGATGTGAGTTCATTATCGCTGATGAAACACTTATCAATCCAAATACATTGCTCATGATGGAGGGTGTAGAACCAATGACTAGAATGGGTCAGATCAGATGGTACGATAAGCCAAAGAAGGGTAATATCTATGTTGTAGGACTAGATCCTTCACTAGGTACAGGCGGAGACCCGGCAGCTATTCAGATTTATGAAGCCAACACTACTAATCAGATCGGTGAATGGAAGCATAACAAGACAGATATTCCGAATCAGATCAAACTACTAGCACAAATTACCAAATATATCGCTGAGTGTACCGGTGAACCTAACAACATCTACTATTCAATTGAATGTAACGGTATCGGTGAAGCAGCTATTGTGTCATTGAATGAATTCGGAGAAAGCAATCTTCCTGGAATCTTTTTGAGTGAACCAGGTAAGACTAGACGAGGATTCAATACTACTAATAAGAGTAAAATGGCAGCATGTGCTAAGTTCAAAACTCTAGTCGAAAGTAAGAAAATGAAAATTAATAGTCATAGTCTTATCAGCGAATTGAAAGCATTTGTAGCATCAGGTGGCAGTTTTGCAGCTAAAAGCGGTGACACTGACGACTTAGTAATGTCAAGTTTACTAGTGGTGCGCATCCTGACAGTAGTAAGCGACTATCACTTTAAGCTAGAGGCGCACATTCGAGACCACGATGAACGAATTGCTCCCCTACCTTTCTTTGCAGTGATTAACTAACTGAGGTAGATAAATACAAGATGTCAAATAATACAGAAGCGTTAAACCGCAATTTATATGAGCTTCTGCGCAGCAGAGGCTTTAAACCCAAGATGCTAACCACAGCAGGCCAACCTACTCCGGTACCGGAAGAGGCAGCAGTGTTCCAATTTAACTTTGTCAAAGACGGCGAAGAATTTGGTAAAGTATCAATCTCCATCGACGGAGATAAGAAAATGATCGTATACTATGGCGATGATGTTCAAAACAGTCCAAATACTAATACCTCAGGTACTCAGTATTCAGATAGTTGGTCATCTTTCATTAAGTTATTAGGCAATTGGCGCTTCCGTAATGGATTGCGTAAATTCGATTTAGAAAACAGCGACCACTTAGAATCAGACATGGCACGGAGAGAACACATGAGAAAACAAGAAGAAATTAGCGAAGGCTATTACCCAATGGGCAAAAAAGCTAGCTATAATGACAGTACACCTACAGTTAAAATGGTTATTCAACACAGCCGTCAAATCGAAGAAGGTGAGCAACGCTATCGTAATGTAGCACGAATATTTCTAGAGAATCAAGACGGTGAAAGATTCTTAGCACCTACGACAAAGCCCGGCATTGCTAAAGTATATGCACGCCACATTGCAGAAGGTGGTAAACCACATGATGATCGTTGGAATCATATTGGTAGTATCTGTGAAGAATATCAAAAGATGGCAGGATTCGTTCGCGCTACTCGCGGCAATCAATTCAACGAATCAGCACAAAAGTTAGTAGAGACTGGTGTCAATCACTATAACTCCTTGCGTGAGTCATTGAGTAAGATGGCAGGACATCGTGGTTACAACTTGTATTTTGAATCATGGACTCCACCATTAATGGAAGATGAATCTGATACCACTTCTATCAATGAATTATTCGTACAAGAAACATTAGATCCACGTATTGAATCAGTAATGCCTATTCTATCTAAATTACACAAGCAAGTTAGCGAAATGGCTGAAGTCAGTGCGTTAAGCGAATGGGCTGACAGTTTGATTGAAGGTGATGGCGGTCAAGAAGCATTGAACCCAATTGGTATCCCTGAATCAGTCGATGGTGGTATTGATGCTATCTTAGCACAACACCCAAAAGCAGTTGAAATCTTTAGACAAGGTGGTGATTTAGATTATGATTTAGAGTCTGACCTATGGGATTACTACTTCAATCAAGGTGATATCAAAAATTATGATGCTGATGCGAGTGAATACATCGGTCAACAATTAGCAGATTATTTAGGTATTGATGAAGGCTATGGCGGTCAATTAGGCCCTACAGAAAAAATTACTAAGAAGAACCCATTGCGTGGTAAATTAGTTGATGCTAATGAGAACTTCATTAACACTGTTGATCAAGCTGTAGTAACAGAAGAAGACTTAGAAGAAATGGATTCAGAAGGTTACACTGGTACTCGTGATGACTATGGTTCTGGTCGTGGTCCAGATCGTTATGGTAAAATGACTACTGCTAAGAAAGTTGCTAAGGCTGGTTTAAGCATTCTAAACAAATCGTTGAATAGTGCGTTAAGCAAAGAGAAGAAGGCAAGTCCTACTCAAGTTGAAAAGAATAAAGCACGATGGGCAGAACGCCAAGCTGGTAAAGAGCAAGGTGTGGCGGAAGAACAAGTTAATGAACTAAGCAAAGGTACATTAAAGTCTTACTCAAAGGCAGCCGGACACGATGTACATGCTGACCAAAGAGATGCTATAGGAGCAAGAGACGAAGCTGCCCATAGCAAAAAGCATGGTGATACAACACGTGCTGCTGATTGGGCTGATGAAGCTGATTGGTTAGATAAACGTGCCGAAAAACGTGCAGGTGGCATTGCTAAGGCAACTACTAAAATTGCTCAAAAGCAAGATATGGCAGAAGGTCAAGATGACTTTGACGCTATGATGCGAATCGTTAACAGATAACATGTCTGACTACTCTACGCTAGCATATAAAGTATATCATTGGCTTGCTGAGATACCAAGTAAAATAGCATGGAGTAAAAAACATGCCTTTACTGAAGTTGATAAGGAACAACTAGCTGCTCTGCTTGCCACTGGTTACTATATAATCTTAACCGGAAATCGTAGTCATCTAAGCAGTGTATTAGTATGTTTTTTGTCTTGGATAAAAACAGGAGTATGGGCCCAGTATAGTCATGCTTTGATGAATTGCGACAATATTACTGATCCAAATGATCGCAATAGCTTTAAGTTTATCGAAGCTACCTCAGTTGGTGTTCACCTTTCTACTTTTGATGAAATTACCAAATGCGATACATTATGCGTTCTTACTCCAAAAAACATTTCTAATGCAGAATGGACTGCAATTATTGATGCATTAGTTAAGCAACAAGGTACTCCATACGATGATTTGTTTGACCTGACAGATACAACACATATAAGTTGCGTAGAGTCAGTACTTAATGCATTAAAGGCCGCAGATTACGCTGATGATTTTTCGAACCTAGCAGCTATGATATCTGATACCGGTAATTTAGTTCCCCAAATGTACCGTAACTGTCCTGACTTTATTGTCACTTTTGAAAAGTAAGTAACGGGCAAATAAACCTCACTTAAAAGGTGAGGTTTGCCACATCTGGGATAAATACTATTGACAGGGACGTAAGCATTTGCTATACTTACATCTGTGTTAGTTACTTCATTCTGAGGTAGCGAATATTAAACAAGAGACCATCTCAATTTATATAAGGAAAATTAATCATGGCATCATTAGCAGAAATCCGCGCTCGTATCGCAGCGCAAGACAACAAATCAAGCAACAAGGGTTCTAACGCCCAATCAGACAACGCAGTCTACCCCCACTGGAATATGGATGAAGGCACTACTGCTTCTATTCGTTTCGTACCAGACGGTAATCCAAAGAATGATTTCTTCTGGGTTGAAAAACAAATCATCAAACTTCCATTCAATGGTGTTAAAGGTGACACTAACATGAAACAAGTTGTCGTACAAGTTCCATGTATGGAAATGTATGGCGATGCTTGCCCTATCTTGGCAGAAGTTCGTCCTTGGTACAAAGATGAGACATTGAAAGAAATGGCTAACAAGTACTGGAAGAAGCGTTCATACTTATTTCAAGGATTTGTTCGTCAGAACCCACTTGGTGATGACAAGACCCCAGCAAACCCGCTCCGTAGATTCATCATCAGCCCACAAATCATTCCAGTTGTTAAAGCTGGTTTGATGGACCCTGAGATTGATGAATTGCCAACAGACTACTTGCGTGGTCTTGATTTTAACATCAAGAAAACTAGCAAAGGTGGTTATGCTGATTACTCAACTAGTAACTGGGCACGTAAAGAGTCTGCATTGACAGAAGCAGAACAAGCAGCGATTGAAGCACATGGCTTGTCTAACCTTTCTGACTTCTTGCCTAAGAAGCCAACAGAGGCAGAACTACGTGTTATCAAAGAAATGTTTGAGGCAAGTGTTGATGGTCAACCGTTTGATAACGAACGTTGGGGTCAATACTATCGTCCATGGGGCTTAGAAGCTCCGGCAGGTTCATCACAAGCGGTTCAAACACCGACGACTATTGCAACCAGCGCCCCCGCTCGTGCTGAAACTCCTGTACAAGAATCTGCTCCATGGGAAGCAGACGCACAAGAAGCTGCTAATGCACCTATTCAAGTGCCAGCAAACTCATCAAGCGATAAAGCACAAGACATCCTAGCGATGATTCGTGCAAGACAAACAAAGTCTTAATGGGAACAGGGGCTTCGGCCCCTTGTCTTAAGGAACATTCCATGACATTACCAGATGAACGATACCGTGCCCTTAAGCAAGGCAAGAAATTACTTGAGGAACTGTGCGATCCAGGTCGTACTCCCCGAGTACCCAGTTTGATTAGAGATAGAGCGAGAGCCGCATTGCGACATTTCCCTCAAGACTATGAGATTGACAACATGGCAGACAAATGCCCGGAGATGTTTGATAAAATCTCATTCTCTGATAGACTATACAAAACACAATTAGGAGATAAAATTGGCTAAACCATTCGACCTGAGTAAATTCAGAAAAGGTGTAACAAAAAGTATTGAAGGCCTATCAATTGGCTTCAACGATCCAACTGACTGGATCAGCACAGGCAACTATGCCTTAAATTATTTAATCAGTGGTAACTTCAATCACGGCGTACCGCTTGGTAAGGTTACTGTATTCGCAGGTGAATCAGGTGCAGGTAAATCTTATATTTGTTCCGGCAATCTGATTAAGAATGCACAAGATCAAGGCATCTATGTTATTCTGATTGATTCAGAAAACGCATTGGATGAATCTTGGCTACATGCATTGGGCGTCCAAACTACAGACGACAAAATGTTGAAACTCAACATGGCAATGATTGATGACGTAGCACGAGTTATTAGTGACTTTGTTAAAGAATACAAAACACTACCATCAGACGAACGTCCAAAGGTCATGTTCGTAATTGACAGTCTTGGCATGTTATTGACTCCTACTGATGTGAATCAGTTCGAGGCAGGTGAGATGAAGGGTGACATGGGTCGTAAGCCTAAGGCATTGACCTCTCTTGTTCGTAACTGCGTTAATATGTTTGGTAGTTTGAACATTGGTATGGTGTGTACTAATCACTCATATGCAAGTCAAGACCCATACAATCCAGATGACAAAATCTCAGGTGGTGCAGGTTTCATCTATGCAAGTTCTATTGTTGTAGCTATGAAAAAGCTAAAGCTGAAAGAAGACGAAGATGGTTCAAAGGTATCAGAAGTTCTTGGTATTCGTGCAGGCTGTAAGATTATGAAGACTCGCTACAACAAGCCATTCGAAGACATTCAATTGCATATTCCATACTCAACAGGCATGAGTCCATACAGTGGATTCTTTGACTTGCTTGAAAAGAAGGGCATGATTGCCAAAGAAGGTAATCGTTATACATACATTGACTTAAATGGTGTTGTTCACAAATACTTCCGCAAAGAATGGAACAAGAATTCAAATGGTATTTTTGATTTAGTGATGCTAGAGTTTGAAGAAAAGAACAAATTGCTAGTGCCACTCACAGTAGACGATGAGGAACTTGTAGAATGAGTCTAGATATAATTGCAGCAGTTTGGGAAGCAATGAGTTCACATATTGATTTGCATGAACGAGTTGATGCCGCAGATACTTTGATAAATCTTTTAATCGATCACGATTACGAAGCTGATGATATCAAGAGTGCTTTTAGAGGTGAAAAAGAAATTCTCAAGGCACTGAAAGGTTATGCAGAAACGCATGACGTTGAGGAATATGAGGATATCGATGATGATGTTGACGATGACGAATGGGATTAAATGTCAAATTGGTACACTAGAATAACATCTAACTTGGGTGTGATTCCTGATTTCATTACTCACTGCGAAGCTGAATTAATTTCGGCCAAGCAAGAGGTAAAGATTCAGGGCAATGTTGAAAAGAACATTGCTGCTATCCCGGGAGTTACTGAACACCGCTTCAATCAACTACAAGAGATTGAAGCGGTGCTTCAATTTCTCAACTTACAATTACGGAAAATTCGCCGAAAACATTTTCAAAAATATTTAGAAGCGTACAATAGAGTCTTGAGTGACAGAACAGCCGAGAAGTATGTAGACGGTGAAGATGAAGTTATTGATATGGAAACAATCATTAACGAACTTGCATTGTTGCGTAACAAATGGTTGGGTGTCATGAAGGGGCTCGAATCCAAAAACTTTATGATGGGTCATCTGGTGCGCCTTCGCACTGCTGGAATGGAAGATATCTCAATTGGCTAATAATATGTTCAAACAACTTACCGTGGCTCAAGCGTCACTTCTTAGTACCTCACCTTCAACAGGACTACCAAGTCTAACTGTCACCGATGCATGGGATTATTCAAACCATCGTGTACACAAAGTTGTAGATTCAAATGAAGACTTGTTAGTGTTGAGTGCAACTTGGCAGAGACTAAGAACCGATGCTAAACAAGATAATTCAAAATATGTTGATATTACCTCATTGACTGATGCGGATTTGTTCAAACATATTACCGCAGAGGATAAAGAAAAAGCTGATAAGATTCGTGACCACTATAGTAAGAAAATTATGATGTGGACATTGAAGGGTGCAAAACTCTCTAAGTTTAGAGAGGACATGAATCAGTTCATTCATAGCGACGGCAAACATTTCAAAGAAAATATGTGCCCACTTGTTTATCGCTTGCCTGAATTTTATGATTACGATATAGAGTTCGAATCTATGGTCAGTAAATTTAACAAAGTTGTTACAACAGGTAGACAACAAGTTAGAGGTATCAAGTTATTGAAATTACAAAAGACCTTTATCGTTGGCAAGCAACATAGTAAACGCAAAGAATATTGGTTCAGTGATGCAACAGATAATCTAGTTACTATTTCAATAACCCATGACAATCCGTTGCTTTCGCTGTTTGATAATTATGTTATCAACCCTATTAATGTGCAAGCAATTTATTCTACTAAAACACGTGATGGTGTTGAGTATATTATTGCAAACAAGTTTACCTTTGGTTAAGGTCTAGTTGGGACTGGAATAACAGATGTGTTAATTATGAGGTCTGGCCAACCTAATGTTACCATTAATTCTTTGCTAAATGTTATCCATTCTTCGGCAGCAGCCTGATCGATAAAATCTCGGGTAAAACATGGTTTGTCGGGGTTAGAGGCATCTGTTTCTGTATAAAAATTACCATCTGTCTTATCTGCGATAGTCATTTCTACGATTTTAGCCCTCCTAGGTTCTGATAAAAATGGATCTTCATCCATACTAACTTCTGCCCAAGTGATTTTTGATGATACTGTATAAGTTGTCATATTAAGTTTCCTTTTAACTATTTATCATTTTTCATGAATTTGACATTAAATAGGATCTATGTTATACTGTAAGTACAGATAGAGAAAGGTTACAGATTATGAAAAAAGGTGAAATGTTAGCCCAAATGTTGCACATTGCAACCAGCGCACACCACGGTCAATTTGACAAAGGTGGCGCTCCTTACATTCTGCACCCACTCAAAGTTATGCATTACCTGAAAAATGATGACGAGGAACTGATGTGTATTGCTCTCGGGCACGATGTAATTGAAGACACAAGTGTTACATATAAGGATCTACGGGATGCTGGTATCAGTGAGCGAGTTATCAATGGTATCTGGAGACTGACAAAGCAGCCCGGTCAGACTTATGACGAATATAAGCAAGGTGTCTTTGCTAGCGAGGATGCTATGCGAGTGAAACTGGCTGATCTACGTCACAACACTGATATCCGTAGACTGAAGGGTGTTACTGAAAAAGACATTGCAAGAATGGCAAAGTATCACACTTTTTACATGGAAATCAAGACAAGATTGTCAGTATAAAGTACTCACTTTAATCCCTGATAAAAAGGGGCTTTTTCTTGACAATAAATCATTTTGGGTATATAATAGAATCTTAGACAGTAAAGAAACGGAACACAAAATGGCTAACTATTCGATGTACACAGGTTTCGGTGACGATGCAGTTGATGCAATCGTTCATAGTGCTAAAGTACTCAAAATGGAATGGCCTGCTGTTCTTGCTGAACTTCAGTCTTTGGCTGAGCGTTTTCCCGAAGACTTTGGTGAAGCTACTGACACCGCAGTACGTGAATGTGTGTACACCGCTCTTGGTTTCAAAACTGACTTTTACGTTTAATACAAAATGATTACAGCCGACAAACTCCGCTTTCTCACCGGAATCCCCTTTTTCATGCTCTATGATGAAATTAAAAAAGTAGGTTATAAAGGTGAGAAGTTTCACGGTAGCCAGTTTTTGGGAATCACTAACAGTGGTCAATTCTGCTACAATGGTTTCTACTTTGTTGGAAACGAAGAAAAAGAATGTAAGGTTTTTGTTATCTACAATAGTGTAAACGATAGTGTTGCATTTGGTATTTGACAATAAATCCATTATCTGATATAATAGAATCTTACACATTGACACACAGGAAACATAAATGATTATCAATAGTGCTCCACAAAACGAAGCTATCATCTCCAATGTGAGTGAGGTTGGCGAGTTCCGTATTCGCAATAGTGCAAAAGCCTTTAACATTCTTTCGTCAGGTTTGTACGCCAACAAGATTCGCGCAATCGTCCGCGAACTTTCTTGCAACGCGGTTGACAGCCATGTGGCAGCTGGTAAGAAAGATACTCCCTTTGACGTTCACTTGCCTAACAGTCTCGAACCTTGGTTCAGCATCCGTGACTATGGTACAGGTCTCTCCGGTGATCAAGTAACTAGTATCTACACCACTTACTTTGAGTCCACAAAGACTGATTCCAATGAATTCATCGGTGCATTGGGTCTTGGATCTAAGTCACCTTTCAGTTACACTGACAACTTTACAGTCACTGCGATTAAAGGTGGCGTTAAAGGTGTTTACACAGCCTTTATCAATGAAGCAGGTGTCCCGTCTATCGCTAAAATGATGGAAGAACAAACTACTGACCCAGCTGGTGTTGAGGTTAAGTTTGCTGTGGAAGAACGCTATGACTTTGACAAGTTCCGTACTGAGGCTCGTTATGTGTATGAATACTTCAAACTGCGGCCAGTAGTTAGTGGTTACAGTGAATTCAAATTCAAAGAAATTACATACAAGGAAGAAAACATCGTCCCCGGTGTTCACTACTGTGAAGACGGTCGTGCTAGTTACGCTATCATGGGTAACATCAAGTATCCATTGACTGACATTCCTAGTGCTGATAAGGCTCTCGGTGGTCTGCATGGATTGTTGAGTTGTGGTCTGGTGATGGAGTTTGCTATCGGTGAACTTGACTTCCAAGCAAGTCGTGAAGGCTTGAGCTATATCCCACAAACTGTCAACGCCATCAAAAATAAGCTGGAACAATTGAACGCACAATTGGCAATTCACATTGCTACTGAGGCTGACAAGATCACCAACTTGTGGGAACGTGCTAGTTACTTGTCTAAGCGTTACGAAGAAAGTTTGTTCCTAGCAGCGGTTGGTAAGTATATCACTGACACTAAGTTTGAATTGTACAATCCAAATCTTAACCGTTGGAATGCATTCAAGACCTTTAAGTTTGACGTTAAAAACTTGGCTGCTCTCTATAACATTAGTATTCGTGGTTTCACAAAGAGCCGTAGCTACACTGCATGTTCTACACTCAAGCCTACTCATGCTTATGATAATGTTAACGGTGCTACTGTTTATCATGATGACTGGGAAATTCGTGTAAGTGATGATGTATACTTTGTTATCAACGATACCAAAGTTGGTGCTACTGAGCGTGCAAAACATCACTGGAGAAATAGCAAGTTTAATTCACACACCTCAAGTGTGTATGTGATTGAGGCAGTTGACAAATCTAAGCCAGTACGTACTACACCTTTCTTTGCTGAATTGTCTAGTCCTCCCGAAGCTAAGATTGTGGTAGCAAGTAGTTTGCTTGAAAAAGAACGCGCTAGTGGTATGGGTCAGAACGTTACTATCATGCGATTGGAAGAAGGTAATCGCCGTGGCTATCGTGACCGTGCTCCGATGGTGTGGCGCGATGGTGGTAAGGCTGGTGCATTTGATGCTACTCAAACTTACTACTACTTGCCCTTGAGTGGTTATAAGAACCTCGGTGTCGTTGAGGATGTTAAGGATTTGGAAAGTCACTTGCGTAAAAGCGGTATCTACACTCAAGTCATTTACGGTGTTCGTAAGACTGACATTGAAGCTATCAAGGCTCAAAAGAACTGGGTTAACCTTGACGAATATGTCAAGGGTAAACTAGCATTGTTGGGACAGGCTGATGTGATGGGTTTGGTCAAACAGAGTATTGACTACAAAGAACTTTTCCAGTATAATGCTACTAAGCATGTGAAAAATGCTGCAAGTCCTTACATGGTGTTGTTCAATACTTTTAAGGATGTGAAAGAATCTGACAAAGGTTTGCGTCAGAGTTTGGAATGGTTGTGTCGTCAGTATAAAGTAACTACATCAACAAATGTTGATCCAGCTACACTGATTGATAAGTACGACAAAGAAGTTGAGAGTATTAAAAAGCGTTACCCGCTGATTAAGAATCTCAGTAAGTACAGCATCGAAGGTGCTGAGTTGGCAGAGTATATTAATTTGATTGACCAGGCTAAAGGAGTCTAAAATGAGTTTTCCGTATATCGTTCAAGGTAATAACATTACCGTAGTGATTGGCAACAAGCCACACACAATTAGTAAATCACACATCACCTATCAAAAGGTGTTGGATGCTATCAAAGCAAGTGATTGGGATTTGGTTAAGAATATCATCGAGCCTATCAAGGTTGTGTTGAATTTCGGCAAGGGCAATGTAAGTGTCCAAGGTGAGCAATTGTTCTGGAAAGGCAAACCAATGCACAATGCATTGACTAGCCGAATGATTGCTATGTTGCAAGATGGCTTCCCAGTTGAACCTCTCGTAGCGTTCATGGAAAACTTGATGGCTAACCCATCTAAGCGGGCCGTCACTGAGTTGTATGGCTTCTTGGAAAAGAACAGTCTGCCAATCACTCCCGATGGTTGCTTCTTGGCTTACAAGAAAGTTCGCAGTGACTACATGGACATCCACAGCGGTACCTTTAACAACAGTGTTGGTTACATCTGTGAAATGGAACGCAACGAAGTTGATGACAACAAGGATCAAACTTGTAGTACTGGTTTGCACTTCTGTTCGCAAGAATATCTGCCACACTTTGGTAATGGTTCTGACAGTCGTGTTATGATCTTGAAGATCAACCCAGCTGATGTGGTCTCTATCCCTAGCGACTACAACAACGCTAAGGGTCGTACATGTAAGTATGAAGTTATTGGTGAAATCGGTAATGACGGGGATGAAGTTGATACTGCATTTTCTAAGCCAGTGCAAACTAATGCAAGTAACAACATTCATAAGCCAGTAGTAACTGCTCCGAAGACTGGCTCTAGTGAATTCTATCGTGGTTACACTGATGGATATAAAGCTAAAGAATATAGTCCTAGCAATCATTCTACCCGGGACTATACTGAAGGCTACGAGAAAGGTGAGGTTGCCCGTCAAGATGGTAATAGCCCTCGATATCAGCATGTGAGTACCCCGGCAGGTTGGACTCGTCACGCTGATGGTAAAGTAAGTCCTCCACCGGGAACTACTTTCACTGCACAAGGTGATGCTTGGCCGTGGCCGACTGACATGGGTTAATTAAAAGAGTGCTTCGGCACTCTTTTTTTTGGTTGACAATAAATGAATAGGATGTTATACTGAAAGTACAGTAAATAGCAACCCCCGAGAAAGGACCAGAAAATGTTAACGTATTATATTTTCCGCATTGAGTATTCTCAAACAGATCAGGACATGATTATCGTTCAAGCTGAATCCCGTGCCCAAGCTGAAAAATACCTCAAGCGTCATGGTGATAAGGGCCCTAGATACGTCACATACTACGGTGAACGGGAAACAATCCCAGTTGCTAAGTAAAAAGTATACACTTTTTGAGTACGAAAGTACTCATTTTCTTGGGTCAGGAACGCTAGGACCAATACTTTTCTCAGGACTAGTTACTGACAGACAAGAAAAGAATCACCCAAAATTTGACATTTAATCCATTTGGTTGTATAATAGATACATAGCAACAAGGAGTAGATAATGACCACATACGCAACCCGTGAACAAGCAGAAGAAGCGGCTACAGCACGATCAGCAGAGCTGGCAGAATCGTTAGACACCGTGGAGTTCGATGGACAGAACTGTGCTGATGCGTGGGACGAAGGTGAAGATTGCGATGGCTGGGACGGCAACGACCGTCGATGCGAATGTGGCAACCGTAGGGTCAGTTGGGCCTTTAGCGAATACCCTAAAGGTGTTTGGACTTATTACGCAGAAGCCTATTGACATTAAATGGTTTTGGGTGTATAATAGATACATAGACAGCAACAAACAGGAGTTTAAAATGGCACGAGAAACAGCAGAAGCACGTAACGCACGATACGCCCAAGAACGTGAAACATACCTGGCAAATCAGGTTGCTGAGTACCCTCAGCGTTTGATGGTTGCTCTTACCCGTGCTACCAATGCTTACTTTGAACTCAGTGTGGTTGATAACAAGTTTGTGGTTCGGAACCGTGATCGGTATGATCCTGAATACCTGTCGCTGGCATACTCACACAGTCCTAACAGTCAAGAACAGTTAGAAGCATTAGAATGGGAACTGGACAAGCACGAACAGGAACAGGCAGAACAAAAGCGTTTGGCAGAAGTCAAGGCATCGGCATTGCGTAAGGTCAATGAATTGTTGACTGCCGAAGAACGTGAATTGTTGAATCTGTGATGTATATCAAAATGAGTACTTATGAACGCATTGCCGAAAAGCTACTGAAGGGTCAGCCCAAAGCTAAACCTTTCTGTAAACTGATCGGCAAGCGATTTATGATCGGAACACAGAGCCTGCATCAGACAAAACAGTCACGAAATTGGCGACTTTTTTGGCGATTGAAGCAAAATCGTGTGCCCAAAATTTGACATTTAATCCATTTGGTTGTATAATAGATACATAGACAGCAACAAACAGGAACACAAAATGGATTACGCTACAATTTACATGATCGGTTTTATCGCAACAGTAGGTGCTTTTGCTATCCGGGCTAAGGATGTGGACTCCCGCACACTGTTTTTCATTGCCCTTACATGGCCACTGAGTATTTTGTTTGCATTGTTCGTGTTTGTATTGGACCTCATAGGTTATGATATGGATGTGCAAGAATCCACAAAGATGTTTGGCTTCCGTAGGCCTACTAACCCTAAGGCTAAGGGCTTTGCTATCACCGTGTTTGGTACTGAAATTCAATTTTATTCTATGAAAAAGGCTTGACAATAAATCATTTTGGGCATATAATAGACTCATAGACAGTAAAGAACAGGTGTAGAAAATGCGTAACATCAAAGAAATCAAAAGCGAATTGTCAACTATCCGTGACGCATACGAGGCACGTGTGCGTGAGTTGGAAGCTGAGATGGAAAGTGTTCGCAGTACCCGTGGTTATGTCAAAAAAGTCCCCGCATTTGAAACTTACTACGAGGCAGGACGTTCGGCAATGCCCGGTACAAACCCTGCTTACTACGAGGCCGATGGTGGTTCTATGTGCAACGGTCTTGGTAAATCTTATTTCTAAGGCTTGACAAAAAAAGTAAAGTCTGATATAATAAGATAAATAAAACAAAGCAACGAGATAGACTCCGCGCTGACATTATTGAAAGGATTTTTCAATGTCAATTAAAACATTCACCATTTCAAAAACTTACCTATTGTCGGCCATCGACAAAGCAGGTCAGCGTGTCTATTACGACACAGACGCACATAGCGGCGGTTATCCATATTGGAGCATTTACGCAACCAGCGCCAAGCGATTCGAGACTCTGGAAAAAATTCCTACATTCAGTGGCACAGACTATATGCGCCGAGACGTTGTTAGTATCGAAGTACTGGAAGTCAAGATGCAAGCCAAGGTAATCCAAACTACTGAAATTGTTTCAGAAGCCAAGGCCAAAGCAATGGCAGAGATTGCAAAGATTGAAAAAGAACTTGCCCGTAAAATCGCAATGTTGGAAGGTACAAAATGAAACAATACGATACACTTGTCCTTATTGGACGCTTTCAACCTATTCACAATGCTCACTTGGAGATTATCAAACGCGCCACCGCAATGTGTGACCAACTGATTATCATCACTGGATCAGGTAAACAACCTCGCACATACAAAAACCCCTTCACTAGCTTTGAGCGTGAGCGAATGATTAAGGCTGCTACAAGCGGTTTGTCAATTCAAATCAAAGTGGAAGAAAACATTGACACCATGTACAATGATCAAGCCTGGGCAGTGCGTGTTCAAGGTATTGTTGCAAAGAACACAAAGCCCGGCGAGAAAATCGCTATCATCGGTCACAAGAAAGACGAATCAAGTTTTTACTTGGACATGTTCCCTCAATGGGGCTATGAGAATGTGGAAGAAGTTGAACCACTTAGTGCAGTCAACATTCGTGACCTGTACTTTAGCTGGACCTTTAACAGCAACTTCATTAAGAATGTTGTGCCACAAACAACTTACGATTTCCTTATGGAGTTTCGTCGGACTGAGGAATTCGCACAGATCATTCGTGAGCGTGAATTCTTGATTGAACACAACAAACAATATGCCAGCTTGAAGTATCCCCCAATCTTCTCTACTGCGGACAGTGTTGTTATCTGTTCAGGTCACGTGTTGATGATTAAACGCCGTGCTGAACCAGGTCGTGGCTTGTGGGCATTGCCCGGCGGTTATGTTAACGCCAACACTGACAAGACTGTATTGGATGCGGCTATTCGTGAACTGCGTGAAGAAACATTAATCAAAGTGCCCGGTCCTGTACTGCGCGGCAGTATTGTTGACAATCGTGTGTTTGACGCTGTGGATCGTAGCCCACGTGGTCGTATCATTACACACTGTTTCAAAATCGTATTGCCCGATGGTGAACTGCCAAAAGTAAAAGGCAGTGACGATGCTGAAAAAGCACGATGGGTTCCTATCGCAGAAGTGCGTAGCGAAGAATGTTTTGAAGACCACTATGACATGGTCATGTGGGCAGTTGGAGCTTGATATGAACGAACGAATTGGAGAACTCATTGAAGAATGTACTGATCGCCACTTTGGTCAAGGTGGTGGAGGTTTTGAAACTTTTGACAAAGAAAAGTTCGCCGAGTTGATTGTGAGAGAATGTTTAGACATTGCCTTAGAGGTTAGAGGAGAACCAGCAACTGATACACATTATGTTATTGGGTATGACCGTGCTTGTGAAAAGATGATTGTTGGGATTAAAGAACACTTTGGAATTGAGTAATGAAAGATATCGCAGTTCATATTATTGCTATAGTATCCGTATTGATCAATGCGGTGGTGTTCAATGTTTGGGTGTTTAGTGGAGTGTTCAAATGAACGAACGAATTAAACAACTTGTTAGTCAGGCTGGCGGACATTTTTCTACTCACAACTTAATGAGCAATCCAGTACAACACCGAGAATCTATCGAGTTGTGGGATGATAGGATTGAAAAGTTCGCTCACCTTCTGATGCGTGAAATTATGAGAGTTCAAGTCTCATATCAAACAGGCATGGACCTAGAGAATAAAAAAATGGATAACCCAGCAAGAGAATTGACTCGGGCAGTAATTGAACATTTCGGAGTTGAAGAATGATTATATTTGATAAAGAGTATACTGGTGAATCCATTGTGGATATGGATCGTGATGTTAATGAATTCTTTTCTGATTCATTGATTGATGATTTTGATATTCCGCAAGATGACAACGGTATCATGCAAGGTAGCTTTCGTGTAACAGTACAATGGATTCCGGCAAAATGACAACACAACATTACAATCGTTTAGAAAACGGACCAATGGACGAGATTGACGCTGCAATTTGGAGCGGAGACTTGTTCCACAATCGTGCAACCATTGCTGCATTTCGTGAACAGATGGCACGATGGGAACGTGGCTTACAATCATGTGAAGACATTTTGAATGAAGTACCGGAGAACGAATAATGGCAAGAGAAACAATCATCACAGTAGCAGACAAACTAAGAATGGCAGCAGATGCTGGTGTCGAATTGCCACACTATACAAACACTAATAGTCCAATTGACTTTCCACAGTCCAAGGAATTCTATAACAAGTATGCGAGTTATAGTGAAGGCATTAGCGAAGAATGGGAAAACTTAGGAAAATCTATGATTAAACATACTAAAGGTAATCTACTCGACCTAGCAGAAGCAGGCGAGTTTGACGTTGTTGTTCAAGGCTGTAATTGCTTTAACACAATGGGCGGTGGTATTGCCCGAGAGATTCGTGAACGTTATCCCCATGTTGCTAGAGTAGATGGTAAAACTCTTCGCGGCGACTATAACAAGTTGGGCAACTATACCAAGGCAATTGTCAATGGTGAAGACGAGCATTCGTTTATCGTCATTAACGCCTACACTCAGTTTGATATGAGCAAGGGTGAAGATGTGTTTGAATATACTGCATTCCAATTGATCTTGGAAAAGATGGTTAGACTGTATGGAAACTATTCTATCGGTCTACCCTACATTGGTATGGGTCTGGCAGGTGGCGACAAAGATATCATCATCCCGATGATTGAACGGTTCGCCGAACAAGTTTCGGCTAAGGGTGGCACTGTCACTTTGGTCGAATTCGGTTGACATTAAAATAGGTTAGTGTTATACTGTATCTAAGTCCTAGCGATAGACGCAAGGCAATTAACTTTAAAGGAACTTTAAAATGAAACTCTCTAAAAACTTAATACTTAACACTGATAGCTATAAAGTATCAATGTTCAAACAATATCCCGCAGGAACTACTGGTGTATATTCTTACATTGAGTCACGAGGCGGGCGTTACGATCAAACTGTATTCTTCGGACTACAGGCATTCATTAAGGAATACTTACTTGAACCAATTACCCAAAGCGATATTGACATTGCAGATGAAATTCTCACAGCACACGGTGAGCCATTCAATAGAGACGGATGGGAATACATTCTCCGCAAGCACAACGGATACTTGCCTGTCGTTATTCGTGCAGTTGCTGAAGGCACAGTGGTTCCTGTTAAAAACGTTTTGGCGACTATTGAAAATACGGACCCAGAATGTTTCTGGTTGACTACATGGCTTGAGACTGCATTGCTCCGAGCAGTGTGGTATGGTACTACTGTATCAACACAAAGCAAATTCATTAAAAACATTCTTACAGACTACTTGGAGAAATCTGGTGATCCAACTACTATCGATTTTAAGTTGCACGACTTTGGCGCTCGCGGCGTTTCTAGCATGGAGAGCGCTGGTATTGGCAGTGCCGCGCACTTGGTCAACTTTATGGGAACTGACACTATTACTGGTGTTCTGTTTGCTCGTGAATATTACAATGCTGGTATTGCTGGTTTCTCAATCCCAGCCGCAGAACACAGTACTATCACTAGTTGGGGTCGTGCAGGCGAAGTAAAAGCCTACAGCAACATGGTTACTCAGTTTGGTGTGCCAGGTGCATTGTTGGCAGTTGTTAGTGACAGCTACGACATTTATGAAGCATGCCGCATGTGGGGTACTGAGTTGAAACAACAAGTTATTGATTCTGGCGCTACAGTTGTGATTCGTCCTGACAGTGGTGATCCAGTAGAAGTGTTGCCAAAGATGTTTAACATCCTGAGCGAAACATTTGGCTACACTACAAACAGCAAAGGCTACAAAGTCTTGAACAATGTCCGTGTATTGTGGGGTGATGGTATCAACCAGTTGAGTATCGCTAGCATCTTGCGTGTGATGGTTGACATGCATGGTTATAGTGCTGATAACATTGCGTTCGGTATGGGTGGCGCACTGTTGCAAGGCATTGACCGTGACACTCAAAAGTTCGCTATGAAATGTAGTGCAATTCGTGTTAGTGTCCCAATGGTTGATGTGTACACCAAAGAAGATGCCGGCGATGCTGATGAATGGATTGATGTGTTCAAAGATCCAATCACTGACCGAGTGAAGGCATCTAAGAAAGGTCGCGTGACTTTGTGGCAATCTGGTGGTGAATTTGCTAGCGATGTTATTCCTCCCCGCGGATGGTTTGACAAAGCAGTTGGTGAATTCAAAGAAGCCCTTGAAACTGTTTATGTGAATGGTAAACTGATCAAGGAATACACCTTCGATGAAGTTCGTGCTAACAGCATGAAGTAAGTTTTAAACTTGTGAAATGGGTGGTTGATTACTAATATCAAACACCCATTTTTCAAAGTCTTCAGCTTCAGTATACTCAAACGGTAACCAAGCGTACCCGTTATCTCCCCAATTTCTTCCATAGCTATTCTTTATTAGAAATTGCTTTTTAGGTATATCGTATCCTACAATGGTCATTGCATGACCTCCTCCTGTATCACGTTC